CGACGTCCTGTCCATCGTCGGCGCCGACAAGCACAGCGCCGAAGCCATAGAGGCGACCCCATATCCAGGCCTGCCGCAGCGCCTGCGGCGCTTGTAGATCTTTCATCGCCTCATCGAGCGCGCGCGATATCGTGAGTGCATCCTCTGTAGCGTCTGCCTTGATCTTGATGGTGAAGCCGCCGCGCATCGCGTCGCTCGGCAGCTTGTCGACGATCTTCGCGCAAATGTCATCGTCGGTGTAAAGCGCCTCGAGCGTCGTGTCAGTCAGCGGCGCCGATGGCACCTGCCGATGCGATGTCAGCTTATCGCGCCATGTGCCGAGCCCGGTCAGCAGGTTTTGCCATGCATCGAGGCGCCCGATCCGCTCACTGAGTGACATGCTGACCACTATCGGCAGCGCGATCCGCTGTCTAGAGCAGGCCGCTCATATCGCGACGGCATCGAGCGCGGCGAGGTAGTTAGCCGCGCCGCCCTTCAGGAAATGCCGCAGCGCCTGTGTCTGCGCGTCGACCCGATCGCTCGCCGCGCCTCGAGGGAAGCGCTTGTGCTCGAGTATCCAGTCGAGGATCCAAGGGCATAGGCTTGGATCGGGCAGCCAAACGTTTCCGGCCGCGAATGTCGGCTGCGTCGCGTATGCCCTGGCCTCCTTGGATCCGTCGGGCGTCACTGGCAGCACGCCCGGAATCTCATTCTTGAGCACCTCGATCACGGCCGGCCCGTTTGCCTTGTCTTCTATCAAGACCGCCTGCGCCTGCGGCCATCGAGCGCGCAGCGTGCGCACGGCTGCGACCGTGCCGAGGAAGTCGAGGTGCTCGCGTATCTCATCGAGCAACCAGAAATTGGGCGGCTTGTAGGCCCACACCTGCCCGGCGACATAGCTTGCGGTCTCGTGACTCTTGAAGGCGCAGTCAAACGAGATAACGACCAGCATGCCATCGAGCGCCGGCCGCACCTGATAGAACCGATGGAACCATTCCTCATGGTAGATCGCGCCGCCTGCCGGAACCGGATCCTGTTGATCCTGCGCTGACCAGCCATCGGGTCCAAACTCGAGCTTGCGCCGGTCGACCTCGGCCTGCGGCCATCGCTCGGCGCAGAGCAGCTCGCCCTCGCTCGAGCGCGGATCGTGCCAGCCGATCGGCGTCGCCGCTCGAGCAGCCTTGCGCGAGTAGCTCATCGGGATCGCGAGCACTGCATAGCCTTGCTCGGCGGCGAGGCCTGCGAGGTCGCGATCGTGCAGGCGCTGCATGATGATCGTGCGCGTATTGGCTCCGGGCAGCACACGACTCGCCATCGTCTCGAACCACCATGTGCGCGTTTTTTCGAGCGCCGCAGCGCTATGCGCGTCCTGCGGTTTCAGCGGATCATCGACGATCTGCCTATGCGCGTGAAACCCTGTCGGCGAGCCGCCGACCGAGATCGCCTGCCGGATGCCGCCCTTGTCATTCTCGAGCCAGTCGACCAGCCATCGGCCGCGCTTCGGGCGCCACACGTCGCCGTAGAGATCGCGATACCAGTCGTTTTCGACCAGCGAGCGGCAGCGCAGCGAGTCGCGCACTGCCAACGTGTCGGCATAAGCGCCGTATTGCCATTGTATGCCCGGATGAATCGACCACTCCCATGCTGGCCACATGACACAAACCGTTGTCGACTTACTGCTGCCGGGCGGCACGTTGATCACGAGGCGCGGCAGCTGCCCGGCGCTCTGCGCCTCGAGGTGCTCGCAGATCGCGCCGATATGCCAGCTATCGACGTACGGCGCATTCGGCACGACGATCGGCCATGCGGCGCGCATGAATGCGTGCAGGCCTCGAGGTCGCCGCTCGAGGCGCTCCTGCCGCCGCACTCGCTCGGCCATCAAGGCGCCGAGACTCGCGCGGCGCGGCTGCACGCTAGTCAGCAATCCGCTGTGCGCTCTTGCCTGTGAGCGCCTGCCAGCGCTCGATGATCACATCGACGTATGCGGGCGCGAGCTCGACCGCATGGCAAGCGCGACCGAGCTGCTCGGCGGCGATCAGTGTCGAGCCGCTGCCGGCATACGGGTCGAGCACGGCGCCCTCGCCGAACGCGATGCACCACGCCATCAGCGCAACAGGCTTTTGTGTGGGATGCTGCCGAGTCTCGTGCTCGCCGGCGCGGATCATGCCGTTCCATAGCTGCCGATGCACTCGCGCAGGACCCGATTGATTCGCCCATGCGAGCTCGCAATCGGCGAAAGTGTTTTCGATGCCGCTGCCCTCGCGCTTATCCCACACGAGCCAGCCGCCCGACGCCGGCAGCTGGTCGGCAAAGTAGTTGCCTCCCCAAATGATCGCGACCGGCGCGCAGTCGATGAGCCATCGAACGTCGGGCGTCTCATCGTCGCCGGCGATCGGCGCATAGGCGCCCTTTTTCGCGACCGAGTCAGCAAACCGCGCGCCGACCATGCCGTGCTGCACGACCGAGATTCCATAGGGCGGATCCGTCACGACTATCCCGGCCGCTGGCAGCTGCACCTGCCGCGCGTCGCCGCATGTCAGCGTATGCCGCCCGAGCTGCCAACGATCGCCGAGTCTGCTGATCGGGTCGACCGGCAGCTCCGGCACTTCATCTTCCGTGATGTCGGGCGCATCGGGCGCATATTGATCAGCGAGCGCCTCGAGGTCCTCGCTCGACCAGCCGGCGAGCTCGGCCTCCTGCAGGTCGTAGCTCGACAGGGCGCGCGCGAGCGTGTCAGACCAGCCGGCGAGCTCGCCGAGCCGATTGTCACTCAAGGCGAGCAGATGCGCCTCGCGCTCGCTGATATCGAGCAGCCGCACAGGCACCTGCTCGAGCTCGAGGCGCATCGCGGCCTTCCATCGTGTGTGCCCTGCGATGATCTCGAGGTTGGCAGCGCGCGCGACGATCGGCGCGCCGAAGCCGAAGCGCTGGATACTCGCCGCGACTTTCTCGACCGGCTCGCCATCATTGAGACGCGGATTGTCCGCCCATGGCTGCAGGCGCTTCGGCGACATCCACAGTGCGGCCGCATGCGTCTCGCCGCCTGCGGCCGCGGCCGGCATCGCGCGCTTCGCTGCAGCGGCTCGAGCCGGGCGCGGCGGCGGCTTCTTTGCCGTGCTCTTAGCCGCTGGCTTCGGTTTCGGCCTCGAGCTGCTCATGCGCGCGCCTCGGCGGCGAGCTCGGGCTGCGGCTTGCTGTCTGTAGTCACGATGTATCCTCTCTGTTAGATCTGCCCGTGCACGCGAAAGTCAGGCACCGGCTCGCCATCTAGGCAGGACCATAGATGCATGCATCGCGGCGCGATGTTCACGTAGTCATGCTCGCGCGGTAGCACCTGCAGCGCTACGCGATCATCGCCGATGAATGTGTGCTTGATCAGCCGTAGATCGGCCCAGTCGGGCAGCCGATCGCGGCGCGAGCACGACACGTGCAGCCATCGCAGCCCGTCCTGCTCGACTCGCGCCGTGCAGATCACAAACATGCTCAGCATGCGCCGCGGCGCGATCGAGTGATAGCACCATGGGCCGAGCAGCCGATCGGGCTCGCGCACGAAGCCGATCGGCGCCTCTGGAAATAAGCCGTAAACCCAGCTCGGGATCTCGGTCAGATACATCGTCCGATCGGCTTGCTGCGACTCGGCCTCGCTCATTCAGTCCTCCGCAGCGGGCGACTCGATGCATCGCTCATCGGTGATGCACAGCGGATCGTTATGGCTATTGAGCACGAACACGAGCCGATGCACAAACCGGCGCCGGCCGCGGTAATGCCCGACCTCGCTCGCGAGCTCGCCGCACACGACACACGGCTTCGTGAGGCCGAGCCGGCCGCCGAGGTTCGACCCGAGGGCGAGGCGCCGTATATCGACGCACCATAGCGCGCGCGGCTCGTGCACTTTGGCCGCCTCGCTGCGCCGAGGCCTGCGGCTCGAGGGCGCCGCGATGTTGAGTTGAGTGCTCATACTGCCTCTCCGTTGCTGCTCGAGCGAGTGTAGCCATGCTGTGCGATCGCCGCATCGAGCTCGGCCTCGGTCAGCTCGGTCAGCGGCTTTTCGACGCGCAGCGTCTGCTTAGGTCCGTAGCGATCAGGCGCGCGCCTCTCCAGCCACCATGCGCCGGCACGCCAGTCGCGCTGCGCTGCGCGCACGACATGCAGCGTGATCGCCGTCTCGGCCTTCGCGAGGCTGCGGTTTAGCTGCCGCACAAAAGTGCGGTATGGCTCGCGCCCTTGCGCGCCATACTCGCGCCATCGATACAGCGTTTTGCGGCCGATGCCCTCGGCTTTACACGCCGCGTTCATGGCGACGCCGAGGCTGACCAGTTTGCAGAGTTGCGCGCCGAGCGCCGGCGTGTATTTCGTCGGGCGGCCGCCTGCATGCCTCTCGCGCGCGCGCGATGGTGTCGGATCTCGACGATCAGTAGCCATTGAAGCCGGCCCTCCGGAAGTCTCGAATGCGGCAGCGGGCGCACTTGCGCGAGCGCCGCGATAGGTAAATCGACTCGCTCATCTCGCGCTCGCTCCCGCATGAGCAACGCACACGCACGAAGCGCTCGCGCGCGCGCCCGGCGCGCCGGCGATGGAATGTCGCTATCAGCTGCCAATGCTGCTCAGTCGGATCCTTCAGCGTGCTCGGCGCCGCAGCCGGCAGGCATCGAGGGCACAGTCCGGCGTAGCGCCGCAGCGGCTCGAGCTCGGCGCCGCAACGGCAGTGTGTAGGCGAGCTCGGGATCGGCTTCGGTGCTGCGATCACATTGCTCATATCGCCCTCGCGATCAGCTCGCTCAATGATCCGCGCTGATCGAGCATCGTACCGCGCACCTGCCGCAGCATGCGGCAGCGCTTGCATCGATCGGCAGCCTCGGTCGCCTCGCATACATGCTCGAGGCCGAGCGCGACTCGCTCGCCGCGCAGCAGACAGCGAGGGCATATCGGCGCCCGGCGCGGCTGCGCGACTGCGAGCCCGAGGGCGAGCGCTGCGGCGGCGCCGCTCATGGCGCGCCGTCCTTGCCATCGACCAGCACCGGCCGCAGGTCTTCCTCGGGCAACACGACATGCGTGCCGATCGCGGCGATGCGCGATTTCAGTGCGGCGAGGTCGTATCGGGTCTCGAGCTCGGTCGGCAGCATGCGCGTCGTGATGATCGTGCGCCGCCGCTGCCGCGCATCGATGAGCTCGAGCAGCGCGGTCGCCATGCGCGGCGCTTGCTGCAGCGGCTCGCGCCCGAGATCGTCGATCACGAGCAGCGCGCAGGCCTCGAAACGAGTCTGCGCCGCTGCCGCCTCGCCATACCAGCTGGAATAGGCGGCGAGCACGCGCAGGCTCGATGTCCAGCGGCCTCCGTCCGCCGTTGCGATCGCGAGCCCGGCGCCGAGCGACTTGCCGCTGCCGCTGCAGCCGTGGAGCATGAGCAGGCGAGGCGCGCTCGCGAGCGATAGCCAGCGCCGCACTGCGCGCGCTGCGAGCGTAGGCTTTAGC